ACAATTCCAGATGGATATATTTGGGTAGACAAAGATGCAGCAGCACCAGTAGGATATATATCGGCAACATCTGTTTATACAGCAACACAGCCAACAACTGGATTAGCAAATGGAGTTATTTGGATTAAAAAAGGATCAAGTCCATTAGAAATGTATGTTTATAATGGCGATACCAGTGTTTTTAATAGGGTGATTTAATGCCAACATCTTTTAATTACGACGGTAAGCCAGGATACATATATAACGCAGCAGACGATACTTGGTATGAACTATCTGGTAAAACAGATACATCTGGAACTTTTGAATGGGCTGGATTGCAGAGTTATTTATCTGCTGTAACAATGCTTGAAACTTTAGTTGCAAAAAAAGGTATTAATAATTATCTTAACCCAACAGCAAGAGATGCATCAATTACTTCTCCAACCGCAGGATCTATATGTTTAATAAGACAAGATGGTAGTGGCAATACAATCCATCAACTTCAAGTTTATAATGGTTCATCCTGGGTTGGTTTTATTCCAGTTCAAGCAGGAAAGGCTGGAAAATTTTTACAAACAGATGGTACAATAGTGTCATGGCAAGATGCAGAATCAATGCCAGGATTATTTCTTACCATGGGAGGATAAAGAATAATGGCAACAACATATAAGGTTTTAGGTCAAGCAGCCCCAGCCGATACTAGCAATGCTGCACTATATACAGTACCATCATCAACATCAGCAGTTGTTTCTACTTTGACAATTGCTAACGTTACTGCTACAGCAGCAACTTGTCGGATATTTGTTAGAATTTCAGGAGCAGCAGCAGCAGCATCAAATGCAGTTTTATACGACGCATCAATTCCAGCAAATAGTACAACTTCTTTAACATTAGGCATTACCCTTGCAACAACCGATGTAATATCAGTAAGGACTGGTACAGCGAACTCACTAACCTTTAGTGCATTTGGATCGGAGATTGTATAATGAGCATTAAAAGTACTGGAGATTCATCTCTTCCTCCACTAAAGACTCTTCTTACAAATCCACAAGATGGCGAAGCGCTTACATATAATGCTGCAACTGGCACATTTGTAAACGGTATTCCTTTTACAACCATTAAGCCAGTACTAACATCTCCATCTAATGCATCGGCATTAAATTCTTTAACAAATTATACTTTTCAAACTTCAACAGCATTTTCAGTAGCCCCAGCCAACTATCTTTTAACTCACTATGCAACTGATTGGCAAATTGCTAGTGATGCTGCATTTACAAGTATATTAACATCAACAACACTTGATACATCTAATAAAACTTCTTGGACTGCACAATTTGCTGGAGGCTATAGCCCAGTTTATGTTAGATTAAGATTCCACAATGGACAAGAATACTCTCAATGGTCAGATACTGTTCAATATTCAGTAATTCAAATATTTGCATTTACAAGTTCATCAAATCATACTATTCCAAACAATACAAACACTATGGAAGTAAATGTTTTGGGTGGTGGTTCAGGATCAAGTGGTAGCCATGGTGGTGGCGGAGGTGGCTATACAGGAGTAGCAAACCAAGCAGTAACTCCTGGCGCAACACTTGTAGTAACAGTTGGAGCAGGTAGTGTAGGAAGTAATACAGCAGGAACAAGTTCTTTTGGAAATTTAGTAAGCGCAAATGGTGGAACTGGAAATGGAACTTCTGGAAATGGTTATGCAAGAGGCGGTAATTCTAATGGTGGACCAGGTGGTGGTGGAGCAGGTGGCGCAGGTAGCGCAGGAGGAGGACCAGGATATTACGGTCCAAATCATGGAGGAGCAGGTGGCCCTGGAGTTTCACATTCTATAGATAGTGTAGTACGAGGTGGTGGCGGAGGCGGTGCCACTGGTGCTTCTGGAAATAGACATTATGGAAATAATGGTGGCTCAGGCGGTTCAGGTGGCGGTGGAGCAGGCAGGGGTGGCGGAAGTGAAGGTTGGCAAGGCACTGGAGCAGATGGTACAAACGGAATGGGTGGCGGTGCTGGATCACCTCACGGTCCACATACAAATACTGGCGGTAACGGCCGAGTCGTTATCAAATACAGTGCGTAAAAGGAGATAAAAAATGAACGCTGCGTATATTATAGACAATGTTTGCAAACAATACTTAGTTTGTGAGAATTTAGAACAAGCAACATCTTTTATTCCTTCACTTTTTAGCGAAATTGAAGATACAAGTTTAATATCAGTTATTGATGCAGCAGATTCAGGCTGTTTAGGAATTGGATATGTTAAAGCATCAGATAATAATTGGTATCATGCAGGACACCCAAAAATTGCTGGTTGGCCAGTAATAAGAATGCGTAGAGATTCGCTTTTGGCTTTGTCAGATTGGACTCAACTATCAGATAGTCCATTATCAGAAGAAGAAAAAACTCAATGGGCTACATATCGTCAAACACTTAGAGATGTAACAACATCATTTACAAATGCATGGGACGCTACACTTCCAGAAGATCCTACTGGAAATAATGCAATAGTTTTTAACGATATATAAAAAAATATATTTAAGTGGGGATTAAGATGAATATTATTTTTACAAACATGTATGAAAATAATGCATTTTTGCCAATTCCAGGAAATAATTTTATTCCAGAGTGGTATAAAAAAACTGATGGATATATAGATAACAAAAAAACACCTGATCCAAACTATGGAACTACTGCAACAATAAAAAAATGCATGCCAGTTTTTGATGCAATTACTTCTGGATATCTTATTGTTTCTCCAGCAGATGTATACATAAACCAGGTATTTGATGAAATAGATCAAAAAAACGTTCCAAACCTTCAGTGGGCATCTGAAAGTTTAATAACTTTTCATGATAACGAACAGGCAAAACTTTATCCTGTAAATTGGGGATTAAAGTATCCAAAATTTCAAAATCAATGGTCAATAGAAACTCCACCAGGATATTCTTGTTTGTTTATAACTCCATTGCATAGAGACCTACCTTTTACAATTTTACCTGGAATAGTTGATACAGACAAATATACTAATCCAGTAAACTTTCCCTTTATTTTAAATGATGCAGGATGGGAAGGAATGATAGAGGCTGGAACTCCTATAGCACAAGTTATTCCTTTTAAAAGAGATTCTTGGGAAATGAAAATTGGATCAAAAAAAGAAAAAAATAAAAGTTTTGATGTTCATAGAAGACTAAAATCTGGATTTTTTAATGTTTATAAAAATACTTATTGGTCAAAAAAGTCTTTTAAATAGTAAAAAACCCCATTAAATTAATAACGGGGCTTTTTTTTATTATTTTTTACAAGGATATTTGTTATACCACTCGTAGTATCGTTTTCCATTAACGGAACTCCAAGAAGACCAATCTTTTCCACCCTTAGTCATATGAAGAGCAATTTGTGCGTTAACTACTGGGTTTAACAACTCAGCATTTGAGTCTAACTCAAATTTGTCTCTACGATCTGACCCTAATTCTCCAAGCATATTGATTTGAAATACCCCGTAAGAACTGTCTCCAGTTTTTACATTGCCATTAAAAGCAAGGGGGCGACCATTAGATTCTGCTTTAGCAATAGCACAAGCAGATCTTAAAGCCTTACCCTCAAATCCTACAGTCTTTAACATATCCACCAGTTGCTCATCAGTTAAATTATGAGCATTTTCATACTTTTCTAATTTTTTCTCTTTAGAAACCAAAAAGGCCACCTTTTGGGTGGCAGACTTAACGGACTCTTTAATTAGTAAGTTGTTTTCATTTGTTGCATTTGCGGTAGCCGAAAAAACAGTACCACAAATAACTAACGTTAACACCCCTAGCCAAACATTTGCTTCTCTCATTGTAAAATACCTCCTAGAGAACAAATGCTACCAATAGGTAGCATGTATTAATTATAACATGAATTTGACAATTTAGTCAACTTTGGGTATAAAATAAAAAATATTTTTAAATATTTATTTAGTTGGTGGTATAATGAGATAACTATGGCATTATATAGAAACCCCGATGAATCTGCAATTTCGCCTCAACCAACGGCTCCAGCATCATATAATCTCGGTAATATTCCACCACTTGTAAACTGGACAGTAGT